TCACTCCCCCTCCTTCTTCCGACAAAAAGCCGCCCGAGCCAGTACAGCCGTCCGGACCCTCCAACCATCTGCGTGGAGGGTGTGCGCCACCCAAGACGCAACGGCGGATTGTGCCCGATCAAGACTGATCACTCCGGCCGCAAGCTGACAGCGCAGCGTCCTCAGTCTCCGGCGCATGGTGATGATGGACTGGCGGCGCAGCAGGCGGTAGTCGGCCCAGATGCGGTAGCCGACGAAGTTGAGGCCGCGGGAGGCGGGCAGCACAGAGGTCTTGCTGAAGGTCATGCCCATCTCGGCCAGTTTGGCCGCAAACAGGGCGCGGGCCGCCAGGGTCTCCTGCTTGCTCCAGCATAAAAAGACCATGTCGTCCATGTAGCGGATATAGCGCTTGAGGCGCAGCCGGCGCTTGGCCCACTGATCGAGCTCGTTGCCCACCAAATTGGCTATCCACTGGCTGGTGAGGTTGCCCACAGGTATGCCCACCCCGCCAGCAGCGCTGGCCGCGGTGGAGGTGATGATGGTGTCAAGCAGATGCAGGGTGGCGGGGCAGGAGATCTTGCGGCGCACCACCTGCCGGGCCAGGGTGTGGCTGATGCTGGGAAAATAGCGGCTGACGTCCATCTTGAGCTGCCAGGCCGGGCGCCTGGCTTTGGCCATGTCGCGCAGCCATCTCTGGCAGCGGTCGGCGGCGGCATGGGTGCCTTTGCCCGGTCGGCAGGCGTAGGTGTCGGAGATCATGGCCAAGTCCCAGATCGGGCCGCAGATATTGCAGATGGCGTGCTGGGCCACCCGGTCGCGGTAGGGCAGCGCGGCAATCTCCCGACGTTTCGGCTCGAAAATCATAAAGGTGCGATAGCGGCCGGGGTGGTAGGTGCCCCACAGCATCTCCATCTGCAGGCGCCCCAGCTCAAGCCAGAGGTCGGCCTCAAAGCGGATCACCTCGTGGCGCTGGCGCTTGCCGCGCCTGGCCTGGTAATGGGCCTTAAGCAGGTTGTCCCAGTCGATGATCCGGCTGATCAAGTTCTTGTGTCGCTTTCCCATATAATGATGCCTTGAAAAAAGGTGGCCACGGCGGGCTTTCGCCTGGGCTACTCGCGCGCCGCAGTCTTTTTTTGATATTCGGCCTGCTGTCAGGCAGGACCAGGCTTGGTGGGCTGACCCCTGGAGGGTACTTGGTGACGGCGCTCCAGCGCCGACCTCTCGAAAAAAACCGGTGGTCACAGACGCCCCGCAAACCCACATTGCCATTGGCATTCCACGGATTCGCATTGGAATTCAGACAGCGGGCACCCGCGTGCACGCCCTCGTTCCAATTGCCGCCGCCGATGAAGGCTTGCCACCTCGCGTGGTTCACGTGCGTTGAAAACCCCACCCTGCCCTTACGTAAACCGCCGGCGCCAGGCGCCGACCATGGCGCCGATCTCGCCAAGCTGGCCGGCGGCATCGCCCACCCTCTTGGCCCCGATCAGCTTCCGGTCGGCTCCGTGGCGCAGCAGCGCATGGAGATACCGGATCTGTTCGTCCAGCCGGTATATCCTGCTCTTTTGACCGCTGGCGGCGGCCTGGATGACCAGGGCCACCAGCTGCCACAATGCCTCCTCCAGGCGGGCAGCGTAGCGGTACCGCTGGGCCCGGGGGATCTTGTCGATGGCCGGCCCCAGATCGGCCAGCAGCCGCTCCGCCTTGGCCAGCAACACCAACCCCCGCTGTCGCGGGGCTTCATCAGGGGTCAGGCTACAGGGAGTCACAGACGCCCCGCAAACCCACATAGCCACCGGCAAACCACGGATCCGTATTGGAATGCAGACAGCGGGCACCCGCGCGCACGCCCTCGTACCAATGGCCGCCACCGAGGAAGGCTTGCCACCTCGCGCGGTACACGTAGCCCCTGGGAATGGCGCTGTCTGGGCCCACATCGACCACGACATTATCCCAGGCAAAAGGGGTCACGCTGCCGTTGTAGTCGCCCAGGTCATAATGGGAATCCAGCCACTCCCACAGGTTGCCGCCGGCATCGACAACATCGTACTGGCTCACCGCCTTGGCCACCCCGCCTGCCGTGGTGGGGCCCGTGTTAGTGGTCATTGACCAGGCCTGGTCGTTGGAGCCGTCCAGACCCGCTGGAGCACCTTCCGCGTAGCGCAAAAATTCTTCCGGCGTGGGCAACCGCTTGCCGGCGTTGTTGATGATCTGGTGCAGATCGATCCGGGCATAGGTGTTGTCGCGGATCAGGGTGGCACCGTACTTGCTCACCGGCACGATGCTGGGCCAGACCCCGGAGCCCACAGAGTTCAAGTAAATATCCGCCCACATGCTGCCGGGGATCACCTCAACCATGCCGGACGGATCGCAGGTGGGCCGGTGGCCCACGTCCCAGCAGGAGCCGGGCAGGATCTGCACCACCGGCACATAGCTAGTGGAGTAGCGGTTCTCCACGCCCCGGTAGCGGCCGACATGGAAACCCCCCATCTTGCGCGAGGTGTCGGCATCGTAGCCGGTGGGCACCGTGGAGTTTTTAGAGGCCACCCAGGCCGCCGTGCCGCTGCTGTGGCGGCAGGCGTAGATATAGATATCGTCTCCCAGGGCCAAAGAGGCAAAAGAGCCATCATTGTTGCCCGCGGTGAGCGGATTCCATGAACTTTGCGGGGCCAGCAGATAGCCATAGCCGTTGCCGCCGATATTGCACATGCCCTCGGGCAAGTTGACGGTGTCGCCGGTGCCCTTGCTGATGTTGCCGAAAATAGACACAAACCCGGCAGCAGAGGCCGGAATGATTATTTTATCGCCTTGCATTTAGGCCTCCTTGATTTGGGTGATGATCGCTTCGACTTCGGCAACCGTATAGCCCATCCGGTAGATAAGCGCCGCCGGGTCATCCGCCAGCGCTTCCTGCCTGCGGGTGCCGTCCTCCTGAACCAGCACAATGCAATCTGGATCAGGCTCTTCCCCCTCCGCCAGGTTGCGGTCAAAAACATAGCTTTTGGCATGGGCCAGCATGCCCTCAAAAAAAAGGAGGCCGCGCTGGATGTTTTCCGGGGTGGCCCAGGGGCTGCCCAGGTAGCCGAGCAGGTACTCGGCGTCGGTGCGGGTGGCTATTTGTTTTGGGTATCCGTACATTTTTTTATACCTCGGTTCGGGTGAGTACGCCGTTTTCGATGGAGAGCCGGTAGGTAACGGCGGACGTGGTGTCGACATACCGCTTAACCGCCACGGCCAGCTGGCCAAAGTCGTCCTTGTCCTGATCCGGCGTCATGCCGGCGGCGGTCAAGATCCCGACCAGCTCTTCCTGTATCATATTAAAAAAATCGGCCCCGGGAACGGTGGCCTGCTGCCCGGCTGCCGGGCTGCCTTTGGTGAAATAGCCGGGGGTGCCGGCCGGTTCAACGGCCGGTATCTCTGTTACGGCTGTCGCTGTGTCAACTCTATGCATTACTATCCTCCATATCCGAATAAAACGTGTGTGTGTGCTGGCGCGCCGGCCAAGATGACGCACTCCAGCAGCTTATTACCCCAGGCCCGCAACGGTTCCTCGCAGGGGCTCTCGCAGGTAAAATCAATGATCGTTTGCTCCGGGGCATTGACCCGCCAGGTAAACCACCACTCTTCGTCATAAAGGGGCTCTTCACAGGCCGTAACGCAGGTAAACGGCCGAAACTCCTCAATGTCAACCGCGTAACCAAGGGAGGCGGCAAGCTCTACAAAATAGGCGCGGCTCTGCCCCCCGGTGGCAGTCAGCTTCTGCAGCAAGGCAGCACGGCGCTGCTGCAGCGTGGTCAAGGCGCCGGAGCAGACGTCAGGCAAACCAGCCCACTCTTCCCACTCCGCCAGCCACTCAATGGCTGTACGCGGATCAACCTCGGCCAGTAGATCCACGGCCCGGCCATCCACTCTGGCAAACTCCTCAGCCAGGGCCGCCACCAGGTCGTCGGCCAGGCTGCCATCAGCCCGCAGCGCGTCCCATAACCGCCCAGGGGGCAGCAAGGCCTTAAACTGTTCTTTATATTCGGTCGCCGTCTTCATCTTAGAGGGCCTGGAAGGTCAATGCGCCCAGGGTGCCGATCTCCCCGGCGCTGTACGTCAAATTAACAATCGGCGCGACCAGGGCATGATCAATCTCGCCGCTGGCCAGGCTGATGGCCTCCTTGATATGGCTGATCAAGATGGTGCCGCTGCCCGCGCCATCCTCCACCTCTGCCTCGCGCCTGAACAAATCGGCCAGGGCCGTAGATACCGCAGCCTGCACCAAGCTGGTATTTGGCTGAAGCGATATGGTCATATCAACCGGCACGGCCACCGGCGCCAGCACCGTCAGGTCAGCAGTCACCGGCCGCACAGAATCAAGATGATCCTGCACCGCCTGTACCTCTGCCGCATCCGGGATCAGATCCGCATCGTCCTCGCGGACAAAAAACACTCCAACCGTGCCGGCGCCTAACCACTGTGCCATCACCCACACACGGGTCACCCCGGCCACCTCAAGCGCCCAGGCCTCGTAATCTGCTTTGCTGCCACCCTGGGGCTGCTTCTGCACCCTGGCCCTAAACCTGTCCCGCCATGACTCAACATCTTCGATATCGGCGCCACCGGTCAAGCCACCCGCATCCACTGTGACCTTGCTCTGCACGCCGGGAACCGGAGAGACAAAAGTCAAGCCAACACCGGCCACACTATTGCCGTCCTGACCGGCAGTCCCACAGGTCACGGCCACAGAGGCTGTGCCACCGGCAATGATCACCTCGGCATCGGTGGTGTACTCCGCACCGTCCGCCCGCTGCAGCACGAGCCCGGCCGCAATCACCGAGCCATCCGTGCCAACCGCGTCGCAAGAACCACCAGCAGCCGAGGCCGCTACACGGTCAACCCCCCACCAGTCCGCATGGATGGCCAGGTACTCCTCATCCGCCGTGGCTGGGTTGAGCTGCTTGGCAAGATACGCCAGATGGCCATGCAGGCCGTGCGCCACTCCAGATTCAGCCCGGCCAATCGCACCGAGTACAGATCGGCGCAGACGCGGATCCACGCTGGCAATGCGGCCCTCAATATCTGCCTGCAGGCGCTCGATGAGCTGCGGCAGTGTCGGTCTGTCAAAAGCCATTTAACCCTCCAAGGGATAGTTGATTACAGCCTCGAACCCGGAGCCGTCTTTCAGTCTGATGTCTATCAGCAACCCAAGCACCCCGGCCCTCACCCATTCAGCCGGAGCAGAGACATATTTTGCAATGCCGTCCTCAGCCAGCCAGGCCAGCGCCTCCTCGGCATAGACCTGGGCCCGTTGCAGCACATCAGGCAACTGCTTCTCTCGGGAGAGCAGCCACAGCCTGGAGCCGATCAAATCACCGTCAACCTCAGGCCCTGCGTCCGCCCACCAGCCCCGGCGATCACCAGTCCCAGCCGCTCCTGGGCGTCCTGCCCCTGCGGCACTCGCACGTCCCTGTGCATCGTCGGGGAGCACGTCGTCGGCATTGGCCCGGCGATCAGTGAACAAACTCACCAGCACAGCGGCCAACAAGCCGTTATCCGTGGCGATATCGCCATTGCGGATGGCCAGGTCAAAGGTCAGCGTGGTGCCGTTATAAATAATTGAGATATCCATGCTCTATTCCATCAGCTGGCTTGCCTGTGATGTCGGGCCGCCGAGGTTGTTGTTCTCATTATGGGTGTGGCCGTTGTACGTCTGGCGCATTGCGCTCATGGATACCCCGCCGCTGTTGCATTTGTCCTTGATCTCACCGGTACATTCCAAAAGCGGCGTGTCAAAAAGAATCTTGGCCGAGGCCGTCACCGTCACCAACGGACAGGTGATGGTCGCCTCAGTGGCCACATCGGCAATAAGTTTGTCGCATCCATATATATGGATGGTCTTGTCCCGCAGCAGAGCAATAACCTGGCCCTGATCATCATAAATTGCCTGCTCGCCCGCCTTAAGTCCGGTCACCCGATACTGCCGATGCCAGGTAGCCAGGGCCACGGTGTGCGCCCGGTCGCCACCAAGCGAGGCGGTCATGGCCTCGAACCCGGCAGGCGGATGCGCGGTGCGGCCGTAGCCTTCAAGATGCTCGATGCCATCCATCGTCTCGCCCCTCAAGATCTCAAGCTGCAAGGTCTGCAGCAAGGTGGCAGGGTCAACCATCCGGCCCACCGCCCGCGAGAGCATAAGCTTCAAGCGCCGCCGGATTGGCCCGGTCAATCTGCCATAGACAGACTCGCTCACCACCCCTCCGCATCGACGGCAGGCAAAGGCGTCAGGTCATAGGCCTCTTTGGGCATCACCGTCAGCTTGGTGCGCTTGCCGCCGCCATCCATAACAAACTCCACCGTCCCAATCATCAGCCACTCGCCTTTTCCGTCTTTGCCGGTAAAGCCCATCCATTCGTCTTGGACCAGCACGTTTGTGTTCTTACGCCACAGACCTTCATTATGATGCCAGCCGCTCACCGTGTAGGTGGCCTGGCGCGAGCGGCCATACTGGATATTGCGCTGGTACTCGGCCCGGCGCTTGGCCTCGGCGAGACCACCTATAGCCCCTTCTGCATTAATTGTTGTTGGCCGATAGCGGACTTTAAGATCCACAGACTGTCCTGATATGTGGGCATCTGATTCGGCGTCTTCTCCATCAGTGTAAGAGCGCTGGCCTAAGATATAATAATGGCTAAAACGATCCCTCTCACTGAACTCGCCCTCGGCCTGTTCGATATTCTCACCCAACACCAGGGCCGTGCCCACCCGCTCCGTACTGGCTTGGGTGATCACCAGATTACCATCAGGGTCGTCTGTCAGCCGTACGCCTATAGATCGAGCAAGCACTTCTAGAAACTCGTAAGCAGTTTGCTCTGGGGCCAATACCGCCAGACTAATCGGTGCCAAGTCGCTTGCCTCATTGCGTACCTTAATTTTGAAGCGGTCAGCAATGGTGGTGGCCAATTGTAGAAAGGTTTGATTATTTTGTTGACCAGAACCCGTATCTTGAGGCGGCAAAGAACAGTCGACGAGATCCGCCACCTTCGAGCGGCCGGAGACAGTCAGAGATCTGCTCTTGCCATCGTACCGGGGCCGGATACGGTCAACAAAGCCGGTGATCAACTTCTCGCCGGCGACCCGCACCTGGCAGGGGCTGCCCAGCTTAATGGTCTTGGCGTCACCAGCCTGGGTGTCGGTCATGGTCAAGTCAAAGGAGCTGGCAAAATAATCAAGCGAGCTCCGCACGTTCACACCCTTCCAGCCCGTATAGATCTGGCCGTTCACCAGCAACTCTATGTCTTCGTTCAATTCGGTCATGGTCAAACTCCTGGGGCCACAATTTCAAGCGGGTCGCCGCCAGGGACAAAACCGGGATGGCTGATACGGTTGCGATCAACAATCTCATCCGCCCTGGCTGCATCACCGTAGATCAGGTGCGCCACCACCAGGGCAGGCAAGGTGGCGGGCGGCGTATAGGTGGTCAGGTCAGGCAGCCGCGCCCCTCTGCTGCGCAGATCAAGGGCCACTCCGGCCCGCAATGCCGCCAGCTGCTGATAGACGGTGTCGCTGATCGGCTCGCCGCTTACCGGGTCAACAGCTTCCATCAAAGCATCCAGGCTGTCCTGCAGCAGGGCCGCAGTGGCCAGGGCCTCGCTCCGGGTCAGGTAGTCGGCCTGGCTCGATGACCGGCAGGCCTCGATCACTGCGGTCTGCCTGGTCAAGCGCTGCAGGGCTGCCGTGCTCGTGGCCTGCTGCTGCCGGACAAGGGTAGTGGCCTGGCGAGCTGGGCAATCGTCACCGGCGTCAAACAGCCTCTTATATAATGATAGTGCCCGCAGCGGTTCCGTGGCCGTATTCGCCAAACGTTGCACCGAGCCAATAATGGCCGTGGCCATGTTAGCCGGGCTCCTGATCTCAGCGGCGATGGGCCCGGCCACCCCGGCCACCATGTCCTCAAGGTCGGCCAGGGTGGTATAGAGATCATCGGCGACCTCGGTCAGGCTCCAGCCCGGCAGCCCGTCCGTGTCAAAAGATTCGTTGAAGGCTTCTTTGCTTGTGGCCAAGGCGCTGTCCGCCTTTTCGTCCACCGCCCAGGCCGTGTCATTGCCCGATGAAGGATAGCGCAGCTCGCCGCCCTCGACAAACACCAGGCGGAAGGTGGCCCGGCCACCCTCACGGGTAGACTCCCTCACCGAGGCAGGCTCGGCAAGGGTCACGGTCATGGTGCCGTGCCAGGGGTGGATCAAGGTGCCGGGGCCAGGCTCCTCAATGGCGGCAATCAGCGTATCGCGCATTGCGAGATACTCGCCCAGGCGGCCATCCACAAAGACCTCTACTGAAAACTGCCGGGCCTTACGGCCAAGATCTTCCACCCAGGGCGTATCGCGCTGCGGGTACTCATGCACCTCAGTCCGGCGCCCAAAGACCGCCTCGGAAGAGGGCACCACAAAACGCGCGCCCCGGAAGCTGCCGGTCAGCGCCTGGCCTTCCACACTTTGGCCCTTGATGGTCTCTCGCCAACTCATGCTTTACACCCAGAGTCCATCATGCTACACTGCCCATATAACCAACATAAGGAGCCTTCCCCATGTCCAGATATCTTTTGATTCTCATCGCCCTGCTGTCCATCTCCACTGTTGCCCAGGCCGAAGACCTGCAAAACCATCGTGGCACAGTGCGCGGCACCGTATTTTCCTATGAGTGCAAGCAAGTCAACGCCATGGCCCTTGGTTTTACCTGTGAATTCAAGAATGGCCAACTCACGATGGTTGCCCATGAGCGTCTGGACGCAATGCCGCCTGATCGCCGCGAGCGTTCTGAATATGAGCACGGCAAAATTACATTGCGCTACATGGAGCTTGGCGGACAACAGTATATTGAGCGCGCTGACCACTGGCCAAATAACAAACAGCTCGTCTGCTATCAAGTGGACAACCTGCCTTACAAAATTGCCTGCGCTGACATAAAGCCGAACGACTGACCTCATCACCACGCCCCCCCTGACACAATCCCCACTTCCGTCTCCGCCTGCAGGCTGAAGCTCTCGTGGTTAGAGCGCAGCTGATCCGTTCTGGCCTCTGTTCCCCGCTCCGCTTTCACCCGCACCACCACCTCACCACGCATCTGCTGCTGGCCGTGGCCAGACATGGTCTGCATGCCGGAGCCGTATCTCTTGGCCAGTTCCTTGTCGATGGTCCGCGTCTGAAAGTTGCCGCCCTTGACAGCGCCGCCGCCCATAACCATCTGCCTGGAGCGCAGGGCGATCAGATCTTCCGTGCTCCTAATGCTGGCCTCGTTCCTGGCCAGCGCCTTGCCGATTTTCTGGCTCACTGCAGCGGCAGCCACAGTGGCTACAGGGATCATCAGCGGGGCCAAGGCCAGGGCATACGAGCTGCCTGCGACGGCCGTACTTGTTACCGCACCTCCTGGCACGACTGATCCTCCCGGCATAAAAGCCTCTCCGCCCGGCCAGTTCACGACAAATACCGGCTGTACTCCGGCGGCCTCCTCCAACGCCTTACCAGCCGCCACCCCGCCTGCCGTGCTGCCGAATTTTTGCAGCAATTTGCCGCCGCCTTTGAGCGCCAGGAGCCCGGCTATAGTAGCGACAGCACCCCCGGCCAGGACCTCTCCGCCGCTAAGCCCTTTCTCATCGAGCAGGAATTTTACCGCCTTCTCAACCGTGTCATTAACAGGCTGGGCAAAACCGTCAGCAGCCTCCCTCAGGGCGCTTTTAAGCCGCCCAACCTGGTCCACCGAGTTTTCCAACGCATCCTCCAGATCCCGCCCGATGGTGCCGGCACTGCCAGCAATCCCCTTGCTCATCTGGCGGGCCTTGTCAATAGCATCGCCCGAAAGGAGAGCCCTCAGGCCTTTGATGGTGTCGAGGTCGGCCTGACCAAAGGCCTTTTGGATGAACTGGTCCCGCTTTAAATCGCCCTTAATGGTCTCATACTTCGTGGCGATATCGCCAAGTACGGCAAAGGCCTCGCGACGACTGCCCTCCGCATCATAGAACTTGACGCCCGTTGCCTGGGCCGCCATTTGCTTATAGCGTTGGTTTGTAAAAAGCCGCAGGGTCGAGTCGGCCAAGGTAGACAACCGCTCCGGGTTTTTCTCTATGAGCGAAAGCTGCTCGATAAATCCAAGGGTCCCGGCAAAATCAAGCCCTGCCGCCTTGGCATTGACTCCCACCCTGGCGAAAATGCCAGACAAGTCTTCCAACTCGGCGTTTCCTAGCCGCCCGGCTGCTGTCATCTGGTCAAGCAGCTCCACAGCGAGTCGTGGCTGGCTCAAATCAAAATTAAACGCTTCAGCAGCAACAGTGAGCGCCGAGGAAAGCACGTCGGCTTGGGCACCGGTCACCGCCATGGCCGGGTTAATAGCCTTGATGGTCACCAGGGACTGCTCCCAGGAAAGCCCAGACTGAATCAGGTTATTAAACCCAACCAGAAGGCCGTCGAACGACTGGCCCGTCTCTTTGGTCATGTCGTGCAGCTCCGCCCGCAGGAGCCTGGCCATCTCTCCCGTGGCCCCTGCCGTTTGCCTGATCTGGATAAGCTGTTTATCAAGCAGGGCCGACAGCTTCGCCTCGCGGGTAGCAACATAGGCACCCCCAGCGCTGGCAAGCATCCCCGTATAACGCCCCCCCAAACCGTCAAGCATCTTCCCCGTGCTCGCAGCGCCTCGGCGCAGCATATCCAGGCTACGCTGCCCCTTCTTGCTGAACTGGTCGAGGGCGCCTGAGTAGCGCTTGGCACGCCGCTCCAGGTCGCCGCCCAAGTCAACAAGTATTCTGGTCCGCAGGTCGCTCATTCGTCTCCGCTTCCGTTGTCTTCCGTCATGCGCAGGAGCCGCCTAAGCGGTTCGTGTCGCAATGCTTGAATTTCAGTCAGTCTCACACCCTTGCCCGTCAGCTTTCGCTCCACTGCTTCCAGTGTCTCCGCAAGGGCCAACGTCTCGCCCCCTTTGCGTCACCTCCGGAGACGCTTGGGCCGCAAGTTCCGCCATTTTGTCAGATACCTGCTTGCTGGTGATGGCCCCGGCCGCCAGATCGGCATAAAGGTTGAGGATGTCGAGGTCGTCCTGGTGCAGGGTGGCGAACAGCCCATAATCAAGGGGCCCGGCCAGGTGGCCGATGCTGGCCACCTGCTGGCAGAGGATCAGCGCCCCCAGCTTGGCCGGGCTCTCCACCACCACCGGCACCATGCGCCCGCCCACCTCAAAGGGCACCACCTTCTCGGCGGATTCTTTGGCCTCGATGATCATGCCGGCCGTCAAATGGTCATGCAGCTCAAAGTCCTTGAGGAACTCCTTGCCCATCTTCAGGCCGTGCCTGAGTTGTCCTTTGATACGTGCCATGTCGTTCCTTACATCCGCTCGAATGAGTCGCCCACAAGCTTGAGGGGGCTCTTGCCGCTACTGGCGTCAATCTCGATGGGGTTCTCCGCCGATGCCCCGCGCATCACGTACTTTTGGCCGGTGTCCGCCTCGAAAATAACCGTGGCATTGTCGATGGCACCAAGGGCCAGCACGTCGGTATTCTTAGTGTGCAGGATGGTGCCCTCAACCGAGGGCGCCACCTCGTCTTCCTTGTGGTATGTGCGGCCATGGTGGCGCTCAAAGGCCCGGGAGATACCCCCCGGATTTGCCTTGGCGCCACGCTCCATTTCCATTTTGGCGCCATCAACGTAGACCGTCGCCTTCCCAGTAATCTGACTCATTGCTTATCTCCGGTTCAGCCCCACAGTGGGGCATAGTGTTTTAGATACGGAACTGCATGAGGCCGGCAAAAGTGCGGGCCTGACCGACAAGCCGGGGCTCATCCTTCCAGTTGATCCGGCCATGCGCGGTGTCGATCTCGATAATGATCGACTCCTTGTAGCCCTCGTACCAGTCGCACCAGCCCTTCTCGACAAAGTCACTGTACAAGGCGAGCAGCTCGCCCTTGAGCACCGTCTCGGTGACAATGGGCTGGCCGGCACCAAATGGAGCGCCCGCATCGCCGGAGAGCTTGTGCCTGGGGAAGCGCAACGCCACCCGGGCCCGCTGCTCATAGCGGATCCGCTCCAGGGTCTCGGGCCGGTTGATGTCCAGATACGAGATGTCCGCAATACCCACGGCATTGGTCTGATACATGGTGATCTGACGCTCGATGAGACAACGGCCGGACTGATCCACCCGGTAAGTGGCAATGCCGTCGTAGAGCAGCAGGTTGCGCTCGGCATCGTCCCAGCGCTCCTCGATAACCGGAGCCAGGGCCCCTTTGAGCCAGATGGTCTGCAGCGGCCGGGCCGGGTCAAGGGCCAGGGGGTTAGCCGCGGCAATGGCGTTAATGGCGGCCCACAGATAGGGCGGCGTCGGCGAGCTGTTAGTGCCCATGCAGGTTACATGCGGGCTGTTGCGCGTGCCGCCGAAGGTGCCGGTGTCGCCATGGTTGCCGCGATAGGCGGCAAAGGCCCGGCCACCCATCTGCTGCATGGGGCCGTAACGACCATCAAGCTCCGCCTCCAGGTCAACGAGGTTGGCCTGGTCGGTGTACGGCATAACCATCCAGTTGTACCAATCCTCACCAAAGGCTGCGATGGCCGTGGCAATGTCAGGGTTGGAGGTGCCGCCGCTCATGGCAACAATGGCCGGGATGATGCCCTTGGGCGTCTTCTCGCCATAATAGTTGAGGCGCAGATCAATATCGTTGCCGGTCTCGCCCTTCCAGCGGCAGGTAATATCCACCTTGGTGAGAGTGACACCGTTGACGGCGGCCGTTACCGGCAGGCTGGTATCGGCATTGATGGCGGCGGCAAGGGCCGTGGCCACAGCAGCACCCACATCTCCAGAGGTAACCGCAGCCCGCACCCTGGTGCCTGCGATATAGAGGCTGAGGGTGCCGGTCTCGGTGGCGGTGCCGGGCACGTCGATACTGCCGGCAGCTGCTGCCCCGGCAACCGCTTCATTCAGGGCAATGGCCCAGGTCTCGGTGAACTGGTCGATGTCCTTAATCAGGCGGAACTGCTCGGCAAGCATGGAGCCGCGACCGAACGCCTCCTCGGCCTGGCCGTAACTGGTGATGCGGGTGGGTACCCCTTCGAGAACCAGGCCGGTGGCCAGGCGCTGGCCGATGACCAGCAGCTTGAACTGCTGCTCGGCCTGGGCGGCCAGGGAGTTGTCGATCTCGATATAAACGCCGGGAATGCGAAGCGACGCCGGCAAAAGGTTAAATGGCAACATGGTGCGTTACTCCTTGGTTGTGGTCTTGCCTGCCTTCTGCTCCTTGGCGGGCACAACCGATTTGGTCTTTACGACGGAGCTGTCGCGCAGGCGGCGGATCCAGAATTTATTCTTCTCCACCTCCGCGCCCCCTTCCGGCAGAAATTCATGCGGTTTCCCAGGCAAGCGGATCTTGTACGGCTCGCCGGTGGCCTTGTCTGTGTTCGGTTTGATACGGAGTTTCGGCATCTGATGCCTCCTTACGCGTTGAGTTGTTGTTCGCTGATAATGAGCGGATCTTCGACTGCGACTATGCCGCCTTCGTTGTACGCCTCGCCGTGGAACAGGACAAAGTCGGCCAGGGTGGTCTCGTCGACCTGATAATCGAACGGCATATTCGGCATGGTCAGATTGATGCCGTAGACGGTACCGCCCAGGTCGAACATGGCGTCCCGAAACAAATTGTCCACTCCGCTCACTTTGGCGCTGCCGACATCAGGCACGGTCAAGACGCTCAGCTTTGGCAGGAGTCTTTCCACCATGTCATAGGCACCAATCACCCTCTGGTTGCCACGCCGCCTGTCTGTTTCACTGGCCCCCTTGCTCACCATATAGACGGAAAAGCGGCCGTCGAAATAGCCGTCTGCCCCGCCAGGCGCAGCCCCATGAAAGGCCACATACACCCCAGGCGCGGACTGCAACGCCCTTTTCAGGGTGTCAAAAGTCCAGCCACCAGGCACGGTTTCCATCTTTTTTACTGTGGCACCCAGAACGGCGGTCACAGCGGCCAGAATCGCATCCTCAACAACGTCGATGATGGCCATCAGAAGCCTCCGCCACTATTGAACACAGTACGGCCAGGCTCAAACTCTGCCACTCCGGCCGTCTCAGCGGTGGAACCGGCTTGCTGCACCAGAGACACATCACCCCTGGCCACCGAGCGCAAGAACTTGACGGCGTTGTCGTAGCGCTCGCTGACGCTGTCCGTGACTGCATCGTCATAGAGCAGATAGCGGGCAATATCGCTGGCGATCCTGGTCAATGCCGGTGGCGTCTCGGCCAGAGGCAGCTGGTAGCGCGTGGCAAGATAGCCGTCGATCTCAGCGTTCGCATCGGCGATCGCCCTGTCGAGCACGGCCACGTCTATCACCCCGAGTCCGGCCCGGTCGGTGAGCTGGATCAGCTCCTCCGTGCCGTACCGGTCCACTATGTCAGCTTGGGTGGTGTACATCGCTTACTCGCCTACCGGATGAGATTTCTGGAAAATCTCCCAGGCCTCGTCGCGCTGAGCTGCGGTGATCGCGGACCCCTCGCCGATGGACTCCTCGACCGACTTGACATGGGGCTTGCCGGAAGAGGCACTCCACAGCTCCGGGTTGTCGATGGATAAGCGGCCAATGGCAGCGACGATATCGTCCATGGCGACCTGAGAAGCGGGCCCTTTTGGCTCTTTACCAGAGGCCGGAGTCGCGTTGGTGTCAGTCACCACCAGCATGGGCTCGGCCTTGAGCGCCTTGAGCTGTTTCTCTGTCCAATGGCCGTCCGCGTACTCAACCGCGCCCTTGCTGTGGGTCACCCCGCACCGGCGGAAGCCCTCTCTTTTGCTGGTAATAATGATCATGTCATATCTCCTGGAAATCGGGACGGGAGACCCCGCCCCGATTTTTATCATTTAACTTCGATCAAGATTTCAGATTATGCCAACCAGGGCACAACCAGCACTTCCACCGCCTTGAAGTTGGTGTTGCTGGCGCCGGAGGCAAGATGCTCGGCCTCGACCACAAGCTTGGCAGCAGCCCGGTTGCTTGGGCCGACAACCAACAGGTTGGGCATAGCGCCAAGGGGCTTGCCGTGATCGCCCTTGAAGGCGCCCATGGCGGATATGCCCAGGTCAAAATTGGTGGCATCAAGAGTGGCCTTGGAACCAATGGCCATCTGCCAGAAACCGAAGCCGACGTTCTTGCGATCATCTACGCCGTAGACCAGTTCATTCCGGTTAAAGACGTTGTCGTCCTTGGCGTCATCCTTGCGGACAAACTCAGGACGCTTACGCATCTGCAGGATGAGCGGTTTAAGGGGGCGACGGGTGTCAAGAAGGAACCAGGGAGCACCGGCGCCGGCCTGCAGATTGCTGACGCTGGCCACAGTGCCGTCCGCCTGGGTCACTGGATGGTCGGTGTCAAAGAAATACTGACCGTCATAGCAGGGAGTGGCAAAACCTGCGGCCAGCAAGGCAAAGATGAGCTGGTCCGGGTGTTCGTTCGCTGACTGGCCGAGCATCTCCATCATGGGCGCATAGACGCCATACTGGTCATCCTCGACCTTGTCGCGCGGCACACCCACGGTAAGCTCAAACTTTTTGTTCTTGATGCTGTAATCGTGCTGACTGAGATTGTGGATCTGGCGGTCGCCGAGCCACTCCCGCATGCCGGGGATCTGGCCGAGCCAGCCATAGTCCTCCGTGCCGGTGGTTGACGGCACCAAGGTGGCGATTTTGCTCCACATCGGGGCGACGCCTGCAAAGCCGCGCTGAAAGGCGGCATTGAAAGCTCGGAAAAGGATGGCGAGACTGCCGCTGTTGATGATCATTTCGAGTTTCCTCCTTACTTATTTATAGGTTCAAAAGTTCGTTTCTTTTTCAGGCGACGTTACGTTAACGGAGGTCGACCCAAACGCCGAGGCTGTCCACGTCAAAGATCTTGCCGGCCACCGATCTGGTGCCGGTACCATCGGTCTTGGCCACGGTCTGGTCATCGACGATGTAGCAGTTGTTGCCGATGTCGGCGAGTGCCGCAGGGGCAACGCCATCGTTGGCAAAGTGGAAAATGCCCTTCTCGATCTGGACGTCGACGGCATCATCGATACCGGCGCTATTGTCCACGGTCTCGGCAACCCGGCCTACGCCGACCAGGGTGGTGGCTGTAGCGCCTGGGGTGGCCCGGCCATTGGCGTCGCGGGCGCATAATGCCCCGGCCAGATATTTCTTGGCGGCGGCCGCCTTGAGGGCCAAGAGTTCGCCGCTACGGCGCCTGGTGTCTCGTTCTACTGTTAATGCTGCCATTGGTTTCTCCTCGTTTCAGCGTTTACTGCGAAATTTAAATGGTTATTAGCCGCTTACGCGGGATTAGCTTTTCTGTAGTCCGCAGGCTCGATGCCCAGGTTCTTGCACACGGCCAGCTCCTCAGCGCTCAGCGCCTCAGCATCATCGCCCTTGGGGGCCTTGCCTTTGGTCTGGGTGCCCTTGAGGGCGGCGATGGCCGGGGTCTTGTCAAGATAGCTCTTGAGGGTATCGATAGCCTTGTTGCCAAGCTCCTTGGCCCAGGTTTCCTGCACCGGCAACAGCTTGCCATCCTTAATGCCTTGGCTGACCAGGGCGGCTACCTCGCCGGATGTCTGCTCGTGCTTGAGCGCAGCGACCTCGCCCTTGAGCGCCTCAAACGACTCGATGGGCACATATTTGGCAGGGTCGGCCTTGCCGGCGTCCGCCTTGAGGGTGGCGATCTCGGTGTCCTTGCTGTCGGCGGCATCCGCCTTGGCCTTGAGTGCGGTCATGCCCTGCTCAATCTGAGCATCGCTGGCGTTTTCCGGCAGGCCCAAAAGGGCGATTAGTTTTGCTTTGTCCACGGTGTCCTCCTCTGTTGTTGTTTGAAATTTGGCAGCGGCCTGGGCCGACAGGTCGGAGTTGCCGTCAATGCCGGGGTAGTTGGTAAGCGCCGCCATTTTTACGGCCAGCACAACGCCTGTCTTTTTATCGAACGAGAACACAGGCGAGATGTAACGGTACTCCCCGGCCTCGATCATGGCGCGGGCCTTGGCCGTCCATTTGACGTCAACAGCATACAGGCCGTCGCCTTCCCGCCACTCCAGTTTTTTGAACCAGCCTGCCGCCGGCGCTTCTTTGCCGTTTTTGTCCGCATTCAGGGTCTGGTGCTCGTAGTCGATGACATAATCACCAACGGCCTCTTCGGCCTGGGCCGCCAATTTGGCTGCGGCATCCGCATCAAGCCGCCACGCCTTCAGCCCATGGGGCCTGCCGTCCGTGGCCCGGAACTCTCCGGCCGGGATCAGTTTGATCTCGGTGGGAACGGCGCTGTTGATTTCCGCCACACAGGCGGCAACGGCAATGGCCTTGGCGTTACGTGTTTTTTCCATGGCTGTATGTTAAACCTCCCTCTGTTTTGCCCCAAGATGCAGCGGTGCAGTCTTTTTGGTTTGTCCGCAATTGCGGACGTTTTCCGTTGCCCTGGTCGTCGGCAAATGGCGTCCAGGCAAAACCCCGGCTCCCTTTCATCAGCAACCCCGTTTAAAAGCCGTTTAGAATCGTTTGTGCCTCTTCTGGCGACGACCCGCCGAACATCCGGGCGGCTTCTCGGCAAAGTCGCTTAAATGGCCTCTAACGGCCCCTTAAGCTCTCCGGCTCCTCCCCTGGACGTCACCCGGCCATGGCGGCCTGTAAATGCCGCTCTAAAATGGCCATGATCTCGACCTGGTCCTGATCGGACAGCCCCAGGAAGGGCCGGGCCGGGATATTGCGAGCAGGGTCGCCAAACTGGTGGGTGGCGCCATAGATCCGGTCCGTGCCAAGTTGCAGCCCAGCGCCGCTGGCCTGGTAGCGCAGCAGATCGCGCAGGTCGCCGCGCTCCACCATGATCTTGCCTCTGGCCAGGGCGTTAATGGCCCCGGCCTTGGTGCCCTGGCTGGTGGTGAGTGTCTTGCGCTTCTGACCCTTGCCCCGGCGTACGCCCTTGAGCATCTTGCGCCGCAGGGTGCTGTCGGCCAAAGGCTCCCAGGGGGTGCCGTCCGGGGCCTGCTCCTTGTCAAAGCGTTCCCGGTGGCTGATCAGCAGATACTCGCCGATGTCCTGAAAGGCCGGTTTCAGGTTGCCACCGGCCCGCTCCAGCCGCTTCAAGGCTTCACGCACCTGGCGGTCGTCAAACTCGACATTGATGGCAAGCGCTGCTCCGGCCATGCTGCTCCTTAATGATTACCGATGGCTGCCCAGCCGGATGTGCCGGGATTATAGGCAAAGCCTGGGTCGATGCCTTCCGGCACCATCACCGTGCGCGGGTTCGGGCCGCGCTGACCAACCGTCACTTCGTGGTACTTAATCGGCGGGGCCTCTGGTGCCACCTTGAGCCCCATGCGTTCCACATCGTGGGCGGAGACCATAAATTTTGTGCAATGACAGCCCCAGCCGTTTGACGGCGTGTGCGTTGCCCACCACGGATCATCCAGGGGCAGCACCGTGCCGTCCCAGACCAGATGCTCCTGGCGGGGCTGCATGCTGTCGCCGTGGCGATACAGGCCGTAGGGCCTGGCTTTGCGCAGCTCCGGGTCGGCCATCTGCTTCTCGCGGCCGGCGTTATAGCTCTGGCGCAGGTTGGTGTCGTAGATCACCCTGGTGCGCCAGTTGCGGCCGCCGTTGTATGTCCAGCCGGTGCGCTCCACCAGGGCGTCAAAACTCTTTCTGAACTCGGCCAGGGTGGTGCCTTTGCTGATGGCCTTGTCCACGGCGCCGCGCAGGTCAGTAAGCAAATCGTCGCGCATGGCCCCGGCCACCACAAAGGCCCGGTCGTGCATGCCCTGCCACAGGTCGGTCCACGACTGGGTGGGCAGGTTGATCTTCTGCCGGAGAAACTCGATCTGCTCGCCAAAAGGCAAAGAGCCGTACCTAGTCATGGAGCCCCACATTCTCAAGGATGTCATACCGCCCACCAAGCTCGGCGGCGGTGAGGGCCTGGCCCATCATGTCGGCCAGGGCGGCGGTATCCATGTGCGGATAGGCCTCGATCAAGTGGTCGCGGAACTCCGCAAGGCTGTCCACCTCATCGAGCAGGGTGCGGACAGCTTTCACCATCTCGTCCAGGGCCGGGGCCGTGTCGGCTTCCAGCCTGGCGAGCTGGGCGTCAACCGCGTCATCATAGCCACCTCTTTCGCCCTTGAGGGCCACAGTCGCCTTAAGCGGCTCAACCGGCTGGGGCAGGTTGCCCTGCTGCAGCACCTCGTCCTTTTCACCGGCCACCGGGATGCGCGTTTTTTCGTGGAACCACCAGAGCGGGATCTTGGCTCCCATGGCCACAAAGGCAGGCAAGCTTTCGGCCAGGAGTTTGTAGTCCTCGGTCTCGCCGGTATCCAAGAAGAAGCGGGGGGCCCGGCGCCGGTCTTCAATGCCGAAATTCAGGGCGGCCATGGGCCAGAGGGTGTCGCGGTTGATGGTGCCGGCGTACTGCCTGGCGTCAGACCTGATCAGGCTCTGCTGGCCGCGCTCATGGACATTGCCCAGGGCGTTGGTGTTGGTGCCCTCGCCGGTGCCGGAGGTCAGGGTGTTGCCCAGGATGGCCTTGGCCTTGGCCCGCTCACACCAGCGGATCATGGTCTCAAACAGCTCACCCTTGCCGTCGGCCGCCTCCTTGAAATCGATCATCATGCCTTCCGGGATGATGCCTGCGGCCCGGTGGCCAAGGTTGGTCACAGCCCGCAGCAGGGTGCCTTTCTCCTTGTCCGTGGCGTTGCGCGGATAGGTGCCGACTCTGGCCGGGATGCCGTAGATCTCCAGGAGTTCAGCCAGGTCGCCCAGGGCATAGTTCTGAAAAAGATAGGGCCATACCAAAACACGATGGAGGCCGGAGCGGGCGATATAGCCCGCCTTGGCCCGGTGTCGGTGTTGGGCCCAGCCAAGGGGCCACAGTTCAGCGCCGCCCACGGAAGCATCACGGAGCCGCAGCTCGTCTTGATTGTCCTGGTTCAGCCTGAACCAGGAGTGCGGCCTGAAGATGGGCTGCTCAATGATGTGCTTGCCGGTGTCCATGACCCACGGCAGCTCCAGGCAGGCCCACCCATGACCAATGCCGGAACCAAGATCGATGATCAGATCCTCAACATCAAGACCGGCAAAGACCTCGGCACAGAACTCCGCAGCCTTCTTCTCTTGAGCCGAGGCGTTATCAGGAGGCACGATCTGCCATTCAAGCTCCGCAGCCAACTGGCGACGCTTGCCGAGATCGGCGGCGATCTGCGGGTCTTTCTCCTCCATGTCATCAAACAGCTCATGCTGGGCCTTGAGGTCGCCCTTTTCAGCGTTTTCGAGGACCTGGTAAAGCCTGGCCGGGGTAAGCCCCTTGCTGGGATGCTCGGCAAACTCCCGCTTGAGCATACCAACGCGGGCCTCGCTGTCCGTCTGGTGCTCGCTCAGGGCAATCTTGTCTTCAGGTCTGAACGGTTGGCCATGCCGATTGACTATTTTACTCACCATGCGCCACCTCCGGCTCCTGCGTGATCATCATTGTTGTCTTCATTTTGTGAGCCGTTCCAGCCGCCATCGACCCTGGGCGCTTCGGTGTATTCGATGGGCGCCGCCGGGTTGCTTGCCGCATTAGCAGCCAGGAACTTGGCCCAGGCCCGGTCGGCATGGCCGGTACTGTCTGAGTCTGCCACAAAGCGCGGCGTGCCCGTGGGGCCGGTAACTTTTTTGAGCTTGTGCAGGTCGGCCCGCAAGGCCGTGTCGCCCATGGGGATGCGGCATTTTCTATCTTCAAAACTCTGCTTACCCAGGGTGGCCATAGACATCTTATTGGGGGCGGTAAAGAGCACCCCTTCCACCCGGCTCGATCCGTAGAGCCGCTGGGCATCCTCCACCGGCTTCTCGCCCATGCCAGTCTGATCCATGCAACAGCGCAGCACCCGGTAACGGTTGAAAACATCGGCAAGCAAGGCGTCCTGCTCAGCAAAACTAATACGGCGGCGGGTGATCACCTCGCGGGTCCAGGCGATATCGCCCAGCAATTCATCCACCCAGATGACAAAGAGATCGTTGCGCGCGGCAATGTCCACCCCCACATAACAGGGGCCGCCAGCGTACAGCTCTGGCCTGCCTGCCTTGTCGTCTTCGCAGCCGCTGATCAGCTCAAAGCTGAGCCAGGCCGAGGCCTCGTCCAGCCACTTCAGCTCGTACTCTTGGGACCAAGCATCATCGTCGCCCAAGGCGGTGCGCAGCTCGTCGATATCGCGGGGCAGGCCGTCGGCCACGGCCTGATAGATGTCGGTGGTCTGCCGGTACCAGATGGGGTCGAGGCCGGTCATCAGGTCATAAAATTTGTTGCCCTTGCCGTTGGGGGTGGAGACCACCCGCAGCTTGTGTCCGGCGGAGATCACCGGGAAAAGCGCCGTCCAGATCTTGCGGCTGTCCTGGTGAAAGGCAAACTCATCCAAAAAAACATTGGCCGAAAAGCCGCGAGCCGTGTCGGGATTGGCCGGTAGGGCCGTGATACGGCTGCCGCCTGCAAACTCAACCTCCAGGGCGCGGTAGCTGGCGCCATCGGTCTGGTAGTCTGATTCGAAACTCTTGACGATGCTACCCAGGGCCTGGCAGTGGCGCTTGACCCCTTCTTCCATGGCCTCCTTGGCCTGGCGTTCGCCGCGCGACAGGATTACCCAGCGGGCCCTTTTGCCGTCCAGTTCGGCCAGCTGACAGTCCTCGGCCACCTCAAAGGTGGTGGTGAAGGTCTTGCCGGTCTGCCTGGCGAACATGCCGATCTTGAACCGGCTGGCGTTGCTGACCCAGCGTCGCTGGTATGGGTAGAAAATCTTACTCATCAGGCCCCGTACACCTTCATGATTTCCGCCTTGAGCATGTCGGCGGTCATCCGGCCACCTGCCCCGGCGGCGTCAACCGCTTTGAGCGTTTTTTCTTTGAGGATTTCACGCTCCTGCTTCCTGATCTCCGCCTCGCGCTTGACATTCATGGTGCTCGATGACTCCAGGCGCTGGACAGCCAGGGACAGGCCTTTCACCTGGCTGATGACGCCGGGCAGGCTTTCGGCAGTGAGTTCTTCGTTCTGAAGTTTCAGGGAGAGATCAAAGGCCAGGGTGCGCAGGATCTCGTTGATCAGGTGGCCCACCTGGCCCTGGGGTTGGGCGCCGAGTTTGCCGATCCACATTTTGGCCATCTCGCGGCTCTGGCGCAGCTTGTCGCCTGCCTCCCGCATTTTGAGGTCGTAACGGTTGACCGCGCTCTTGGTGACCCTGTCCTGATGGCCATCAGCGGCCAACACCTCGTTGATCCGGGCGGTGGCCTCAAGCTGGGTGACGCGCGGATCCCGGAGCAGCTCCTGGAGGCGCTCAAGGATATCATCCGGCAGACGGTCTATGGTTGATTGCTTGCCCATTATTCTTCCGGCTCCGGACGTTTCACACCAGGCACAACCACTGCACCTTCGGCCACGTCACGGCCCCTCGATGTAAGGCGGGCGACCATGACACCGGCGGGCTCCTCAACGGCAATGAGACCCTGCTCGGCAAGCCAGGCCAGCTCGGTACGCAGCTTGTCCTGGCCCACCTTGTGACCCGTGGCAGCAAGGGCAGAGCGCAGCACATATTCATTGTGGCTGTAGTCAGCGTCCTGATTAAGCACCCGGAGGGCAACCAGCCGCCTGTCAGCGGCAACCAACTTTTCATATTCGTTCATCCGTTCACCCGTAAATGATGTTGATTGAGCAGATCAACCGCCCGGTTGATGCCGGACAGGCGGCCATCAATGTAGCCAAGCTTTTCGTTGAGAGATCCGATCTTGTTGCTCAGTTCTTGCAGCTCAGATCTGGGCGGCATGGTGTGCACGCTTTCTCCGAGGTTGGCCACCTTGACCTCTGTTTGTCCTACCCGCGCGTTGACTCCTACCAGCCGCACGTCACACTCCCGGCGCGAAACAAACTGCTGTTTGAGACTCCACAAGCCCCAGGCCATCAAGCCCTGGATAACCAAAATCACCACTGGCAACCACCGCAACAACAGATCCATCACATACCCCCGGCCAGCCGCTCATGGGCGGACTGGCAATCAACGCAGCGGGTACAGCCCGGCTGCTTTTGTCGGCGGGCCGCTGGTATGTCGTCGCCGCACTCCTCACACATCTCCGATCCTGGCCCTGTTTCGGCCCTAGCCATAGCCCGGCGGTGCTCCTCAAGGGCGGCGGCGTTATGCCTGGCCTGGTAGTCTGCGGCTATATCGCCCTCATCCATTGGTTCGCGCATCCTGCTACCAGCCTATTTCCGACCTGGTGACCAGCCGCAGGACCATGTTGATCAGGGCCAGGGCAGTAGTTTGGGTCTCCGGCGGCATGACCCAGCCGAGCTGGGCCTGTATGATCATGGCCACGATGGCCACAATGTTGAGCCAGAACGTCCGGCTCAACCAGAATTTCTTCTTAGTTTCCTTTTTCATCGCCTTCTCCGCCTTGACCTGGCTGGTCGTTGAAATACTCTTCAGGGGCCTTTATCGTGTCTCTCAGTGCCCGTATCTCTGCCACTGTCGGGTTATTAGTCCGCAAGCTTCTGATACCGCCAATGAAGGCCGGCACTCCGTACTTGATGATCATTTCCACCGCCACGATTGCCAGTTGCTTTTCTTCTTGTTTCATATCGTCCCCTTGTCAGGCCCTTCTGCCCCTTGCGTTGTTATGGCCCCGGTGGTGATGTACGGGGTCAGTATCGTGCCCAGGTCATAGACGAGGCGGGTGACCTCGGCCAGGGCCACCCCGAGCTTGTCGCCGTCTTCGGCCCTGGATGTTTCTGCATAGGCGGCCAAAGCAGCCACAGCAACGCCATGGGCTGCCCGGCACTTGCCGCCAATAGAGATGACCTTGGCCTTTGCCTCGTCATCAAGCAGCCCGCGCTCATCAAGATCGGCGGCGGCACGCATGCTGGCGTCATAGGTCTCCGCGGCCACGCTCAAGGTCTTGTAGGCGTTACTGATGATATCCTCGTCCTGGCAGGCCGCGAGCCCGAACAGCAGGCAAAACAGAAAGAGCAGGACGGTATATTGGTGAAGTTTAAGATGATGTCGCATGGGTGCAGCCTCCTGCTTTTTCTAAAATTAATAAGACCAGATGCGTGGGCGGGGATAGTCCGGAAAGGACAGGTCGTCGAGATGGATAAACCTCCCATTATGGGCCCCGCGCTGGCTGATGCCGATTCCAGAGAAGCCGAAGTCCATGGCCAGTTTCACCAGCTTGTAGGCGTCTTCGCCACAGATGGCGATATCAATGGCTTTGCCGGTGGTATGTGGGCCGCTCGCGCCGGTGCGTGAAATCTTGGCGTTATACTCAGGGCAGCGATAGGCCGAGGTCGGGACAAGGGGTATGCCCATGGCCACCCGCAGGTCTTCAACCTTGGCCATGAAATCCTGCTTCATTGCCATGCGGCCGCAACCGCATTTACAGGTGAGTTCGTGGTCGGTGAAATGTGCAGTCATAAGTCTTCCCGCCCGGCAAGGGCTAAATATTGCTTACGGCGGTAGCGGGAAGGGCCGGGGTAGCCCTTCCCGCTACATGAGGAGGTAGTAGAGAAAGACTATATATAGCGCGGATCGCCTGCAGGCTGTAAGCCTGTAGGGTTGCAGTGTTTACAGTGTTTGCTGGGTGGGGATAAAAAAAGGGGGTGGCCTGGGTGGCCACCCCCTTTTCGTGGAGTGATTGAGTGTCCGCAATTGCGGACGTTTTGGAGAGGGTCTAAATCGAAATGACCCCCTTTGACGGAGGGCTACTTGACCAGGCGCAACACCTGGGCCCGGCCGTTAAGGGCGCGGCCCTCAAGCTGGGCCAACCGTTCTTCCAGTTTGGCCACGGTGGCGCTGAGATCACCCTGGCCCTTGCTAAGCGCCGCAATCCGGGCGATGTTGTGCAGGGCGATGTCCTGGAGGTCTTTGGTGGCAAGCATCAGTGCGCCTCCTTGCCGTCTAAACCGCCGCGCCTGATGGCTGCCACTTCCTCGGCGTGGAGGCGGTCAACCTCTTCGCTTTCCGCCTTGAATTTGGCCCGCCACTCCTCGTGCACCACCCTTGACTTCTGCTCCAGCTCACGAAGATTACGTTTACTGGTGGCGGCGGCACGACTGTCCTCGCTGAACATGACATGCCAGTCCTCCTTGAGGCCGAGGCCGCGCACAATGCCGACCCGCTTGCCGTTGATGGTCTTGGTGGCCGAATAGCACTCGTCAACGGTGCGGTAGAGATTGGCGAAAAAGTGGGCCTTGCAGTCCACGTACCAGCCGTTCTCCTGGTGGCATTGGCTGTACAGTTCATAGAGGTCGGCCTTGGCAACATACTGATGACTGGCCACCTCGCAGTAGCGTTGGAGGAATTTGACCGCCGGGCTGCCCTGCCAGCGGTTGAACTGTAGCCGGCTGAGCCGCTCGTCCAGGGTGGCGACGATCTGGTCGCTCATCCGGGCCAGGGCCGTCTCCACCATGATCATAACCCGCGTCTCCACCGCCGCCACCAGGGCGTGGTCGTGGCGCGGCATCATGTAACCGCCGGTCTTGCGGATGGTGGGGAGCACCTCGGCAGTGACCCATCGTCTGAATGACTTGGCCTGGGGCTTGTTAGAACGGATGATGAGAGTGTAGAGGCCGGATTCGGAGATGGTGAGCATCTTTCTTCGCTGACCTGCTCCAAAGATTTCTTGGAGCAGCTTCTCGTCATCGTCGAGATTTTGGGTCGCCATATTTGCGTCAGAATGCTCAAGCACATCACAAACATCCTTGGCCACCCACCACGGCTCGTTGTGTTCATCCACAATGAGACGCACCGGCATGTCTTCAAAAAACATAGGGACGATCTGGTTGTTGGTTTGGTCGTTGTTCATTGTACTACCTCCGTTTGGGGTGATTATTCCCGCCCCTGCGCTTCGAAACGCAAAAAGGGCGGAACCGTGCGGGTTCGAAGACCGGCCAAACGGCAAACCGGCGAGCCCGAGGGCTCCCCGCACGGCCCGCCCAAAAAATGCGCTGGCCATGCTGTGGACACAAAAAAACCGCCAAAACTGCTGGGGCGGTGTGTCCGCCGTTATGGTTCGGGCTTCGAATCCCGGTCACGGATTTTGCCGTGACGAGACCAAGATAGCCCCAACCAGCGGACACTGTCAACGTTTTTAAATCACGGGTAAAACCTATCCACAAAAAACCCTCGCTTGTGCTACTCTGGTAAGCGCCAACTCAGGAGCGGCATGTCGCCGCCCCAACCATTTCACACAAGGAGGAAACATGGAACGTAAAGAACTCATCATGCTGGTCGCCAAGGACATCTTTGTACAGGCCCTGCAAAACAAGCAGGTCGGCCAGGGTGCTGCCCGCGACGACGCCGAACGGCTCAAACGCCTGGCCTCTGACTACGCCGCCCTGGTGGGCGAGATAGCCGCGGCCCACGACGGCATCAGAGTGGCAAAACCTCGGTCTTGACCGCGACGTGATGGTAGGGCAGCAGGAGCTTGCCGGCCGTCTCCAGGAGGTCGGCAATCTCCCGCGCCATTTCGTCCGCCTTATCAGCGCCAACATGCCCTTCCACCACAGCCACCAAATTGTCAATGGCAGCGCCCCTCTTAATCTTCTCTTCTCTGGTCATTTCACAGTCTCCTTCGCCGCTCATGCGGCCCTTACCCTGATAAAGCCCTTGCGGATCACCTCAAGGGCCCTGGCCCAGCCGATACGCTCGGCCAGCACCACCCCGTCGCACACCAGCCGATAGCAGTCGGTGCGGGTCGTGCGTAAAAACTCAAACCGATACTCCACCAAACCAAAATCGTGATCGCGGACAATCACCTCGCGCCGCAGCTCCGGCAGCCGCACCGGCGGCGGACAGGCGTCACCCTCCATCCGCCGCCGCTCCTTCGCCGCCCGCGCCGCCGCCATCCGCCGCGCCAT